TGTTTCTCCGATGTTGCGTAGATAGTTGTACGCACCTTGGTAGTCGACACCGCTGCGCAGCATTGCCTGGAACGGTGCATTAGTTAGAGAAACGCCGAGGTCTGTGCTGTCTTCTGCCTGATCCAGGTCAGTATCAAACGTCAGAACAGGTGCCGCGTTCTCGAAGAATCCGGGTGGGACGTAAGCCTCATCTGTATGGACAAACGACTCAGACCACATGTCTGCGTCAAATGTGCCGGAGGTGGTGCGAGCCGCTGTGAAGTGCTTGTTGTCACGGCGGATCGTGTCGCCCGGTCGGTAGTAGAAGTCTTCGTCGTATTCAATCTCCGCTTCTGGGCGCAGATTCGTCTTCAGTTCTGCAAGTACAGAGTCGTCGTAATCAGTGGTGCGCTCACAGTTAGCGACGGTGACAATGCGTTCGTTCCAGCTTCCTGTCGCTGGTTGCAAGACATAAGCAGAGACAGGGCGGCGCTGTGATCCATCGCCTTGGAGAATCACCGAATATCTGCGCTCTGTGATGTCGCGCACGTCTTTGATCCGACGAACGTAAACCGCTTTGCCCGCCAAGTCCTGCAGGATGTTGCCGTCCGTGCCAGGTGCTCGGTTGCCGTCGTCATCGTCAGTGACAGCAGCGTTCTCCAACAGGATGTCGTTGGGGTTTGCTTCGTCCCACGGGGGATCAGCAAGCTGGGCGCGGTAGTCCGCTCCACCGGGGTTGTCGATCCAGACAAAGTCGCCTGCGTTGAGTGCGTAACCGCGCTGGCTGAGGATGCCGGGGTTGAACTCATCCACCAGCTCCAGGGTGGTGGCGTCATTGTCTTGGGTGTCCACCAACTGACCGATGGTGATCCGCGTCATGTTGTTGGCCATCGATAGCGGATCGACAGCACGGCGGATTTGAATGCCGGTCCAGCCCTCGTCTTGAGGTGCAGCAAAATCCTTGAAGCCCTCGCTCAGCAAGGCGCAGCCACCGAAGTTGGAGTTTGAGTTGGTGATGGTCAGCTCACCGCCGGATTCGGTGAGGTGGTGAACTCCGTGTCCAATAGCGAAGACCGAGACCTCTTGGCAGATTGCGTTGTTGACCGCACGGATGTGGAAAGAACGGCGTGCAATCGTTTGCCGTACATCGTTTGGTGATGTCTCGATCAGCGTGGCGTAGTCATCAGGAGCGCCCCAGCTGGTCGTCGCATTGTCGTAGACCTCCCAGTTGTTGAGGTCTGTCTGCAGTGAAACAGCTGTGAACTGCGCCATCACGCAGGAGTCAAAACCGGTGACGGTGTCGCCGTTTAAGAACGCACCACACAATCCGAGGATTGAACGGACTGAACAGTGGAAGATGTAGGGCGATGCTCCATCGACCGTATCGGTGTCGATGGTTTGGCTTGTTACAGGCTTAGGGCCGACAATGCGATTCTCGTCTTCGCGAGCGACACCATTGGTGTCATCCACCATGTCACCTGCAATCTCGCGGATCTTCAGGTAAAAATCGTTGAGGTCATCGTCGCTAGCAAAAGCGAAACAGCTCAACAGGTGATGGCTGGTTGTGGCATCAGCTTGATCCTTAAAGGTGAATCCGCTGTAGTAGCCGCCGCCTGTCATTAGGAAAATGGCTGAGCGGTTGCCGTAATCGTCTGCCTCATCCTCTGGAGTTGGCACGAAGTCAGGGCGGAGCAGCGTCTTGCGCAGATCCATGCCATTGACACTGACCCCACGCGGGAGGATCAAACCGCCAGTTTCTGGGTTAAACGCAGTCAGGTCGTCGTCAGTGGGAACGTAATCGTCGTCCCACGCATCCATGGTGTCGGTGCTGCCCTCACCGTTGAGCACCGTGTGCTCACCTGTCATCAACTGGATGCTGACCAGAGCACGGTCGCGCTCGGCGTCAGAGGTAAACCACGTCCGGCTGGTGATGATCGCGGCTTCGATCACCGCACGGTTGATGGTGCGGAATGGACGTGCTTGCGTATAACCAGCCTCTAGACGCTGCAGGCTGATGCGTGCCTCAACGTCACCTGTGTCTTTGAAATCGCCACTGACAAAAACATCGCTACCCCTGTAGGCATCGACGTAAATCGTGTATGTAGGGGTGAGGGGATCGTCTGGAACGTCTGCGTTACCAGCTAACTGGCGAAGCTCATCAGCAACTACGTCAACCTGCTCCCTGAACTGAGCCTGGGTTGTATCAATATCGCCAAGGCTCGCCGCTTCAGCACTCCGATTTAGCTCAGTCACTGACGAACCAGCTCAACAGTGCCTTCAGTCTAATTGCTGCGTTTTATGGGGTTTCCCTCAGTGCGATCTCTCCGGTGGTGACAAAACTTGCCGATCCAGCAACGATCTCCGTGGGGCGCAAGTTGACAGCAGTGTTGGTTATTAGAACTTGCGTCTCGTAGTACAAGTCTCCTTTAATCAGACCTTCGCAGTCGCTTCCGCACCCATCACGCTGGATCATGTAGAACTGCGCATCGGCTTTACAGCCCTTTGAAGTCAGCAGAAGCAGCTTCATCAGGATTGTGGAGTCAGTTACATCGTCATCCGTGCAACGGCGCTCCACGAAAAATTCGGTGGTGCCACCTCCATTGACGAGAGATTTCACAGCTTCGCCAAACTTCTCGCTGACGCTGGTCGTGTCAACGCTTGGGGCTTCGAGCTGAAGCGTCCACTCACGTAAATCAGCTGTGCATTGCCAGTAGGGGACGGCACCACCTCCGCCTTCACGAGGCAAGACGTTTGCGTTGTCGAATTCATCTGTGCCGACATCCGGTCGCTCGTAGTCCGGCGGGTTATCGCAGATCGTCTCCAAAGTGACACTGTCTTCGACGTCACTGAATTGATAGTCGCCAGCTTCGCTGACGCACTCCCACACGGCGTTTTGATATTCAAGAGAGCCGAACGGTGCAATTGTGATCGGCTTGCCTATCGCTTCAAGGTCTATTCGGTTGCGTTCGCACCCTGATAAGGCGTCACAACGACTGTTGTAGAAAGAAACTCGTCCCAGCTGGTCGACGTGAATCCAGTGATCGCTCGGGTCACAATCTCTGATTTCCTCTCCGCCTGAAGTGTCTCCCACTCGGGCGTAGAACTGCGCGTCATCACCGGCCTCTCCGTCTGGGTATTCCTCGTCGTCTGTCTTGTAAAAAGCGTGGTCACTAGCAGTGATGTGGTCACGATTAGGACCAAGAAACCAAGAGCTGTTGAAGTAAGTAGCCCAACTTCCTGGGTCAGGAGGAAAGTTTGGGTCTGGTTCCGGTAAGCAGTCGACGCTGACCTTGTCGCCGCTCCAGTAGTTCTCATCGCATAGTGATGAATAGCGGTTGTTTTCCGCGTCCAAACTCTCTGGATTAAGGACGCAAGGGGCTGGTGCCTCTCTGCGTAAAACAAGCTTTCCGCCACAGCCCAGAACAGGCATCAGAACCTCCCGTCAATTTCGCCGGACACCTGGAATGTGCAGCTGACAGCTTGTGCGGCACCAGTGTCAACACTCTCTGTGATGCCGGTAAACAAGATATTGCAGCGGAATCGACTGCCTGTCTCCGAACGGTTGAACACAAAACTCACGTCCTGTGGAGTCGCTGCATCGTCGAAAATTGTGTTGAGCAGCTTTACAGCTGTGTTGTTGCTCGGGTCGTAATAGATCGTGCAGCTGCCCGTGGTGTTGCGCAGACCAGTGATAAATGTTCGGTTGTACTCACCAACACACGTATCTTCGAGCGCATCACGATTGATATTCAGCGTCCAGTCTCTGACCTTCCCGACACGCGCTGTGCCGTAGATCAGGTCGCCATCGGATCCCGTAAGGACTGTCATGAGTTATCCAAAGTGGCGATGAACTGTGCTTGTACTCGGGAACGCCCAGGAAATAAAGACGTGACCGAAGGGCGTTGCGCCCACCTCCAGTTTAAGGAGCCCTGAATTTCAGACCTCAGACCAGCCGCCATCCCCTGGAATAACGAATCAGGCAGCGTCAGCACCGATGCCGATCCACGCGCACCGGCCCAGCAATCCATGATCTTGATTAGCTCCGAGTCCGTCACATTGAAGTCGACGTTTAGCGTTGCGTCGTAAGGCTTGCTGCCATAAAGGCGAGTCGTTCCAGCTCCGCTGATGCTGTTGAAGCGCTGGGTTGGATATTCACCCGGTTGGTACTGCCGACTGGTTGGGCAAAGGCTTGGGAAAGTCGTTGTCATGAGTAAATCTGGCCCTCGATAACCCAGTTGGAGGCGGTATCCCAGCCTTCTGCGATCAGGCTAAGGCCGTCTTCGTTTGTTGGATAAATTGTCGCCTCAACTTGGAGATTCCCTTCCTCGTTGTAGCTGACGGCTTGTGTTCGATAAACCTCCGTGTCGCCCACGGTGGAACGGACGCAGAAGACAGCGTTACTGCGATCTGTTTTGCTGCCGCGCACCTCAATCTCTGCTTCCTCAACAGTCGAAGTGGTTCCGTCCCAGATCAAGACGTTGTAAGTGCCATCAGCTAATGGGGGCCAACTTGTTATGGCACCGTCCCCAGCAATTGCTCCGTTTTGTGGTTGGTCGTAAGTGACCGTCTCAATGCCCAGCTTGAATGCTGCACCGATGTCTAGAGCTGCTTGCGTTGGAGTCGTGGTGAAGCGGACTGTATCTGTAATCAGACGGCGAGTACGGCACTGATACTTGGCCACGTCGATCGCGTGCTTCTCGCTGGTTGCATACTCAGATATATCGATGGATTCCAGCGGTGCATCCTCAGGCGTGTCTGCCTCTCGCACCGTTATCTGACGAACCACGGGGAACAGACCGCCTTCGGAGTTCGGACGCTCATCTCTCCAGCGCACTGAAATCCTTGGAGGGATTCTGTTCTCCGCTGGCACAACAGAGAACTCAAAGCTGTCTTCAAGGATGTTGCCGCTGGTGAATAGGCCGGTGATCTCCACAGGGTCGTCGAAATCACAGACGGGCACTAAACCGAAGCGACCGTTGCGAATCACCAAGTCGAGTAGGAAGTTCTGCGCTGTTTCGGCGCCCCAGCTTCGGACGTTGATCTTGCTATCAAGCACCCCGTCAAAGAAATAGAGACGGTCTTCGCACCATGTCGCGGCTTCAGTAAAGCTGTCGGTGTCGATCTGCTCGGCGTTCAAAATAGATCCGGTGCCATAGCGTTCATTAGTCAGTAGATCCAGCAATATCTCTGGGAAGTTGTTTGTGCTCTCGCCATCGATCTCAATGCCTTGATTGCAGTAGATGCTGAGCTGCTGGAGCTGGTTGATCTCTCGACTGCTTCGGATATTCATCCCAAGCATTGCAAGGTTTGCGTAGTTGGGTTCTGTAGGGTTAGATGTTTGGCAGTTCACGTAAACAATGCTGTGCTCTGGCTGGGTTGCTGATGTCGTTATTTCGGTGTGCATGAACGCTTCAGCAATCCGCGCAAACCCCTCAGAGTAGTAGTTGACACCGTCGTTGGTTTGGTCAAAAGCTAGTGCTTCACCGTAGTTTGAGCCAATACTATTGTTGTCAATTGTGGTTAAAGTAGGGACGCCAAAGTTAGCGCTGTTACGAGCAAAGTTGTTAACGCCGCTTATTGTTATACCTAGTGTTGAGTCTTCTACTTCGATTCTGTTGCTGAGTTTGTAATCAATAACTGTGATGCTTAGGGTGCTGTTTACCGCCTCATACCCTGATACAGGAGTAATCTTGTATTCCCACAAATTCTCATCTAACATATCAAAATGAATGTAGTTGTAGACCGGGGTATTCATCATGCTGCGTACAGAGAACAGAGTCTCGATCAAGGTGTAATCATCTTCACCGACTTGGCGGTAACTGATTTTGAAGAATGAGTATCGAGTCTCTGGTGATGTAAATGTTCCGTTGACGAATCTGATGTTGTCGTTTCTGAAGTCAGAATCGATGATGCTGTAGGTCCGTACGGCGTTGTCTTTCGCGACATCGCGGAATGAGCAGATGCCATTGAGGTTGAGCTGTACGTTGCTCCGAAGCCCAATCTCGACAAACCGGCTGGCTCGTTCCGTGGCGAAGTAGCCCTCGGTCAGCCGCATGATGTGACTGTGGGAGGTTGCTGTCACTGAACTAACGCCTGGAGGTTCAACGTCAGGCGTCGTGGTTGGGTTTAGATCAGCCTCAGTCCACTCATGAATTTCACCCGGTTGGGTGATGCGGAAGACCGCTGTGACGTCGTTACCTCCCCCAATTGGGGTATTCACCACCTCTGAGTTGAATGGCTCATTTGTACGCTCAATGCAAATGCCCTGAGCCGTACCAATCAGATACTTGTCGCCGACAACAATCTGGTCGTCGTAACCGTTCTGGCGAGAAGCAACACTGCCAGCAATGTCTGCGCAGTAGCTCTCGCCCTCAACTCCGCCACTGATGAAGTTGTGACGACCCAGTGCATCGGATTGTCTGAATAACTGGTAAGTGACTTCATCTCCGACCTGCAGTTCCCGCACTCCCGCCGTATCTGCGACCACGCCAGATCGGCCTGAATATCGTTTGTTGTCCTTCGTCCTTTCGGTGACCGACTGCGCGTTGATCTTCGTTGGCTGCTCGTCGTAATTCTCGACGGGTTGGATTCGAGGATTGACCCTGTAGCTCAGGTTGTTGCCGATGAACCCCGACACCCCAAATTCCGTCTGGTTTGACGGCGTGATGACAGAAACGAAGTCGCTTGCCCACTGAGTGTCCTGAGTACGCGCTTGAAAAACGTCCGAACCTCCGCTGTTCTGAGCGTTGCCAAGATCGTCGGGAGCAAGACGGCCAGCAAAATTATCGTCAGACGTGATTCTGTTGTCTTCGTTCGAGCCGTCCACGTAGTAGAGAGCAACCCGGCTGGTGCTATTTCGTTCCAGGTCAAAGTTGGCGATGAGGTTGTTGCCGATCGCGATCTGCGCAGGATCTGGTTGTGGGACTGTGCCCTCGCTCAGCAGAAAGATGCCGCGCAGCATTTGACCACCGCCCACGCTGTAGAGCTGTGACCACAGCATCGAGGTGTTAACCCGCGTGCCACCGAACCAGTTACCGTCGATTTCACGTCGGTTGGCATAGACCAGTGGAACCACCGAAGCCAGCTCAACGACGTTTTGAACTGAGTCAAAACCTGATGTCGGACTGGTTCGATCACCATTGACTCGGCGCTGACCACCAACGTCTTGCCTTTGTTTCGGGTCGTCTGCCTGAGGCGTGCGGGTGAGCAGGCTTGAGAGATAACTGAGGGCTAAACCCACAATTAAAGTCACAGCAAAAGTGACTAGATCAAAGGCAACAGGCTCACCTGGGCGGAACCGCGATGCCTTGTAGCACTGGACGACAAACTCCCGATATGACTTCTCGTCAAGACCGGTGATGTCCATGATCTCCCGGTCCTGAGGGAGTAACGCAATTGGCTTATGTGGATCGATCATCAGTTCAAATTGATTTGACCGGTAGAAGGCAAAGCACCCACCATCGAAACAGTAAGAACTCTGCGTGGAGCGTTTGTTCGCACAGCATCTAAGGGGCTACCAAGCTCCACCGAAATCCGAGAGCTGTCATGGTTTACCCCAGTGATTGCATACAACTCTTCGCTGTGGGTTGTCGTCTCCTCCAAGGTGTCGGGTAGCAGCCATACCGTTCTGATACGCACCAGCCAAAACTCCTCCGATGCTTGGCTCAGTACGTTCAATGACAACTCGTTCAAAGAAAAGACAAGACTTGCCTGGATGTTGGCTCCTTGCAGGTCAAGTGATCCGCCGCTGAATCCAAAGGCGCCAAAGATGTACGAATCGCCTTGGTAAGTGCGCGTTTCGCCCTGGAAAAAGTTCTGGAACCGGAAGCCTGAATCCGTTCCATCAGATTCCAAGAATTGAATGTATGTGCCGACAGCGAGAGTCATTAGTTAAGTCCCAGCTGCCGACGGGTAGACGGCTTGTTTCGCATGTCAGAGAAGACCTGCGCTTTTGCCTGCTTGGCTGACTCTTGGCCGATGCGAATTGCCTCGTCGCGGGTGACCACATCCATGCCGCCGATTGAGTAGGTCTCGAAGGCGATGGTGCTTGTCGTTCCAGAGGCCGATGCCTCGGACCCGCCAGCAGCCACCATGGCTGGGCTTGCGCCGCTGGCTGATGCTGCAACGGCTGTGCTGGCACCCATTGCATCTGAGGCAGCGCCGTAGTGGTCAACAACTGTTTCTCGGGGATGTAAAAGTGCCAAAAATCCACCTTTTCCATCTGCGCCCCCGGAGCGTGGGCCGTCTCCGGTGTAACCGCCACCATCGAAGCTCTTACTAAGAAGTGAGAAAAGACCGATGCCCCCACCTGGCTCATTAGCGTTGTTTGCTAACCCGCTAATTCCTTGTTTGATGGCAGAAAGAATCAGCGCTCGACCAATTGCAAGCAGGATGTCAGAAGCAAGCTCACGCATTGCCTCGCCTAACCGATCTGTCTCTGTAACGGCTGTCTGCAGCCCATCAACAAGACCGTTAACAAGAAGACCACCAACCTCTTTAGCTACTTTTTCCATCTCACTGACTTTTTCAAAACTATCCTTGAGTTTCCCTGCTTGCCCTGTTACCTGCTGAATACGAGTGTCTAGTTGTGCAACCTGATTATCTAATGTTGTTACAGCTACTGAACCAGCGCCAAAGGCATTGACAAATTGAGGTCTTAGCTTTAACAACCCTGTACGAGTTGCGTTTAATTTGTTGACGTAATCTTCTAGCTCTTTCCGCCCTTTTACGATTGCAGAAGCGTCTGACTCGTTGAAACCTTCTGCAACTAAACGGTCAAGTTCTTTTTGTTCTTGCAACAGTTTGTTGCGCTTCTCTAAAGGACTGAGAGAGTTTTGAATTGCGTCAGTTTGCTCTACAAGTCTTTGTGCGTATTTTAGTGCGTCTGAGTCACTAAATCCTGCGTTGCTTTGCAGCAGGGTTTGAAGCTCTTGATTAAGTCCTCTAATTTGATTGGTGACCGCATCTAAATTATCAAACGAAACACCGCCTACATTTGCCGCTGGAACGCTGGCTGCGCCGCCTGTTGTTTCCGGTTTGGCTCGCCCAACTAAATTTTCTGCCTTAGCAATAATGCTGTATATTTCTTTGAAATAGGTACTAAATGTTTCGTTAAGTTGGTCATTAACTTTTAGAGTAAGCTCTAAAATTTGTGTCTCTATCTTTAACCGCTTTAAGGCAAGATCGTCTAGTCTTTTCTGCAGCGTAAACTTATCTTTGTTGACGTTATCCTCAATACGCAAAACTTGCTTTCTAATGTCAGCAAGATTACGCTCCAGGGATTCCCTAGTTCGGGCTACAGCTTTCTCTGCGTCTAGGCGTGTGCGTACTGTCTGTAGTTCAAACTTTCTTTGCTCTAAAGCATAGTCACGTTCTAGTTTTGCCCTGTCTTCAACGCCTTGCGCTAATTCTAAGTTTAAGTCACTTGATATTTTCTCAAAAGCTACTGCAATGTCTTTAGTTACATCATCTGCTTTGAACGAAGCAGCAAATTCAGCTGAGGCCAAACCGGCTGCTGCTTTTAATTGGTCTAATCTTTGCTTAGCTTTTGCGTCTTCTATACGATTAGCTTTGCCTATCGCGTCTAAACGCATGTCTTCGACTTTGCGCTCCAGGGACAGCCGTAAGTCTGCGATGCGCTGTTCCGCTGACTCGATCGCTCGTATGCCGCGCTGCCTAAGATCATCAACTTTTTTACTGTCTTCCTTATAGCGATCAATAATTGTCTGTACTGATTGTATGTTGTTTAGTATCCCTTGTTGACCTTGAATACTTTCAAGTTGGCCTTGCAGCTTGTTTATTTCTTTCTGCTCTACTGTTAGCGTTCCACGTAATTTAATTATTGGGAACTCTTTTTCAAGCTGTTTAACTGCATCAAATAGTTTTCGCTTGTTTTCGTCTGTTGGTATAAATGTAAATCTCAATCTAGCATTGGCTACATCTTGAGTAAGCTGACCGCCTCTTGTTCCAAATTT